AATAAATGGTTTGCCTGAAAAATTGACTTGTTGACATCAACAAATAGCTTTATAAAGCGCTTGGTTGCCAATTTTGTTGACGTTAACAAAATTAGAGTTTGTATTTCTATTTTACAAAAAAACAGGGGGCAAAAAAGGGGCATAAGGTCTAAACTTTTGTATTTTTATGGTAAAAATAATATGTATTTTGCAACGCATAAAGGCTTATTTTAAGCCTTTTTAGGTGTATATGTGTTCATCTATATAGTGTTTTTCAGTTACTCTTAAATAATAGAGCAACTACATTAGTAGCTTAAAAAACATGATTAAACCGCTATTCTTAGGAGTAGCGGTTTTTCTTTTTGTTCTGAAAGGGGCAAAAAAGGGGCAAACTATTTGTAAAGTTTATCCAGGACATCAACAACTTTTGACTTAATGTTCTTGGTGACATGGGTATAGATTTCCATTGTGGTCTTTCCGTTGTCTTTGTGCCCGACTCTCTGAGTTATTGCTTTTAAGGGGATATTGTTTTCAGCAAGCGTACTGATAAGAGTGTGTCGTAGGATGTGAGGATGTAGCGGTTTATTGATTGGATTCTTTAGAGTGGCATTAGCATTCTTCATTAACTTACCAATGCTTGATTTATGAATTGGAATACCGCTTGATGAAACGAAGATAAATCCCATATCTTTATAGTTTGGATTCGTATTTTTTCTTAATTCATGTAGCTCTATAAATTCTTCAATAATCTCAATTTCTTTATTCGTTAAATCAACCACTCTGACAGATGATAAGGTCTTAGGTGTGGTCTTGACACCTTCTGAACCTTTACGAGTTGGATCTAGAGTTCCGTTGATAGTGATAGTACGGTTTTTCTTATCGTAATTTTCAAATTTAAGCGCACCAGCTTCACCGACTCGGCAACCATTTAAAGCCATAAATTCAGCCATACGAGCGACATGATACCCTCGGTTATATTCTTTCATAGCTTTTAAGAGTCTCTTTAATTCGCTCTGTTCAAGGAACTTATCTTCGATACTCTCCATGTTTTCGTACGTTACGACTTGTTTTGGCAGTCTGACACGTTGGATAGGGTTGCTATCAATCAACTCTAAATCTTGAGCATACTTGAATACCATACTTAGTACGGATTTATGCTTTTTTAATTTGATGTGATTGTCCTCTGAATTTGTAAAATATTGTTGAGCGTATTTAGCAGTGATGTTTTTTATTTTGATATCTGGAGCAAAAGCCTCTTTTACTTCATCTACCGCATAGACCATAGTTTTCTCGGTAGAAGCTTTGATAGATTTTTTATGAAGTTCCCACCAATCATCCAAAACATCTTCAAATAGCATATCAGTAGTAGTCAAACTTTGTAACTTTTCAACTATCTTTTCATCTAGTAGTTTTTGTGCTTCTTTCTTAGCCCTGCTTGATCCTGAATCGAGCGTTATAGCTAACCTTTTCCATTTCTCAGTATATGGATCTTTGTATCGCTCAAAAAATTTATATTTGCCGTTTGGTAATTCTTCCATCCACATTGATTTTTCCCCTTTATTTTGTTAAAATGGGTATAAGAAAACGACCTTTTGAATGGTTGTTTCTTATACTGTGAAGTTCCTCACACTCAAGATTGCCGTCGGAGAGTGTGGGGATTTTTTTATGAATTATGGACGATAACATCCAAGGCTCCCATGATTCGCTGAGCGTTTTCGACTGCTTCCTTATACTCTTTCGAAGTGTTCTTTACTGGATTTCTAATCAAGTCAATAAATACGACTGGTTTGGTAAAGTCATTTGAGGTTACACGGACTGTCATGTTTAAAATTTTAGAAGTTGATTTTCTTTTTGCTACAATACCGCCTGCGACAGCGCCAATCGCACCAAACATAGCTCCTGCAATCAATGCTTGACCAACTCCTCCAGAAACAACCGTCTCATTATTGATAATCAATTCATAGGATACTAAATCCTCGAAGGAATACCAATCTGTGTCATTCTTATCTTTCTTAACCAAGGACGGTATCAAAGACAATCCCATCGTTCCCATTGCAAGCCCTGCTTTTAACGAGCCTTTAATTGCTCCTCCGATCAAGCCAGAAGAGCCTTTTGCTTTTTGAGCTCCATGAATACGATAGGTACGATTATATCTATCGATCTCAAGTGGTCCGACTTTGTCCGTTTTTCTGCTTCGTGGAGCAGGAGATGGAGAAGCTGTTTTATTTACTGGCTGAGGTTGTTCAGTCGGTTCTTGGTTAGCGATAGAATAACCGCAATTTGGACAGAACTTGTAACCTTCTACTGGATTGCCACATTCAGGACAAAATTTCATAATAACCTCCAAAATAATAACTATTTAGAATCCTTTATGCTCTTTTTTCTACCCATAGACGACGAGGTTATGGGTTTTTATTTTTCTCAATACCTCGCCACAATGCACCAGCTATCACATCTGCTTTTAACATTACACGTCAATATCATAATATTGTTGTAAGATATTGTTCCCTCGTTTGTATTTTGTAACAAGGTCAATAGCTACTCGTCGTTGCTGTTGATTGTCCAATAAATATTCCTCATAACTCAATATCCGATAATGAACAAAATCAACTAATCGATTAAAAAGGGCGTTATCGCTGATTGTATTTGCTTGTTTAATTTGCTCGTATGAGTGCTTGTTTTTGAGGTGCCAGACCATGCGCTCATTATTGATGTAAAAGAGAGAGGCCATGGTGTTAGCTTCTATCTCTAGCGGATTGCTCTGGTAGTTGTTAGCGCAAGCGAGGGCGACCTCATTAGAACGACCTGTGCTAAAATGGGCTGCGATGTGGGCTAATTCATGCAAAATGGTAAAGATAACCCGTCTTTTGATATGTGTTTGATTGATATAAACAAGATACTTTTCTTTTTCTTTATTGTAAATGGTAAAACCGTCATTATGTTTACAGAAGACATCATCTAAGTAAGTAACATCTGGATTATTGACAAGTCCTCGATATTTAATGTACTCAGAACCAAGTGGACCGGCTGAGGGGAGCATAGGAAACGGATCTTTTTCGAAGAAGATGAAATGAAGGTTATAAGTCTGTTCAAAGTGACGGATGATGTGCTGAAAAGTAACTTGTTCAAGTGCAATATTATTCTGTCGAGACACTGCTTCGATCACTGGGACAGCGTAATCCCAGTGTTGGATGTACTGTCTACGGGAAATAATTTCTCTAGCCATAATTACCTCCACTTACTGTCATCGTCCATCAGGGTTTTAGCAGTTACCATCAAGCTTTCAATCGCCTTGTTAAAACGAACCTTTTCTTCCTCGGTCATGTTCTGGGTCTGATTTCTGAACGCTGCGACAAGTCCAGTCTCAGCTGGACCAAGATATGAATTTACCTTGTCATCATTTGCAATAGCAGGGTTATCTGTACGTCCGAGCAGGTAGTCGGTGGACACGTTGAAGTAGTCAGCGATTTCTTGTAGGCGGTCAGAGTTTGGGGTTTTCGTTTTTAAAGTATAGAAATAATTGGTACTATATCCTAGACTTTCTTCTAGTTTCGCTAGAGAAATCCCTCTTTTTTTAGCTAATTCTTTAATTTTTTCTAGCGTTGAAAACATTGTTAAATCAACCTTTCTAAGGGTATCACAAAAAATATTTCTAAAATTCTAGAAAAAAGTATTGACACAATCTAGAAAAAAGTATAGAATAGTTTTTGTAAGTAAGTTACAACTAAAAAAACAACTAAGAAATAAATTATAAAAATGTTTTGGCGAACGGTATTTATAGTTTTATTAGTGTTTTTGTTATGATTTCATTTTAGACTTTATTATAGACTTTGTCAATAAAAAAGTACAAAAATAGTTAAATTTTTAGTTGTTTCTTATTTACAAATAAGTAGAGAGGAGGAACGTATATGCCAGATATCACAAACGGTCGTGAGAAAGTCAATGCTTTTTTGAAAGACAAGGGTATTAAAAAAACAACTCTAGCGGTTGCTTATGGCTTTAAACGACAGGAAGTAACAAATATTCTAAGTGGAACGACTAAAGGTCCACGAGCGAACAGTTTCATTCTTCAGGTTATTGAAGATTATGGGATTGAGTAGCACAAAAAAGCACCTAACAGGAGTCAGGTGCTCAACAAAATTATTCATGAAAATTATAACACAGAAAAGGAGGAATTGCCATGCCGGTTATAAATAATGTGAATTATCGCCCAGTATCTCAATCCGAAAAAGCTGAGTATGGTGGATATAAAAGCTTAGAAGAAAAATTCAACGATCTATCTGAGACAACTTTAAAACTTTGGGCAAATGAAATGAAAAATCATCCTGAATTTAAACATTTCGTTTATCATCCGACCCATAAAACGGTTTTAGTAAATTACAAAGGTTTTGCTCTGTACTGTATGTGGAAGTCACGGAATAGATACAAGACAAAAAAAGAGAGTCTGAGAGAGATGTTGGAAGATTTGAAGAAAGTAAAAAATCTTTTACAAGAGGTTGCTGAATTAGACTTGGAAGATCTTATTGCGTAAGAGGATAAAGATGAACATACTAAACAAACTAACAAAATATTTCTTGGGTCAAGAAAGGAATGTAGATTGGCGAATCGTAGCTTTGGATTTAAACAGAGCATTGATTGACCTTCAAGAAAAATATCAACAAGCAAATCAGCGTATAGCTGATCTAGAAAAAATCGTAGCAATCTATAAAGAAAAGGAAAACTCAAAATGATGGAATACATTTATTCGGTAACAATCATTGGAATCATCCTGTGGTCGCTAGTGAATACACTGGATGACCATGCTGAAAAGAAGCGGCAAGAACGCCAGCGAATAGCGAGCAGTATCGCACGCATGAATCTGAGAAATTCAGACAAACAATTTACTTATGATGTGGAACCGCCAGAAGGGCTAGTTAAGGAGTAGAAAAATGAACAGAAAATATAAAACTAGAGGAACACAAGAACCAACACCACGTATCAGAGTAGCTCGTGAACACTATGAGCGTATTATAGACCTCGCGGATGAGTGTGATATGAAATTGATTGACGTTTTAAACCAGCTACTGGATTTTGCTCTTGAACATGCGGAAGTTGAAGAGATTCAAATTCCTGTCAAATCTTTAAAAGTCGGAGGAGAAAAAGATGGTGACGATTAATAAACTAGAAATCGAAAACGTCAAGCGCGTTAAAGCGGTCAAATTAGAGCCGTCAGCGACTGGTTTGACAATCGTGGGCGGAAATAACAACCAGGGGAAAACAAGCGTGCTTGACGCGATTGCATGGGCGCTAGGTGGTAACAAGTACAAGCCTAGCCAAGCACAGCGCGAAGGAAGTACAATTCCGCCTAGCTTAAAAATCACGCTATCAAATGGTTTGATTGTGGAGCGAAGTGGTAAGAACAGCACTCTCAAAGTGATTGACCCGAGTGGTAACAAGGCTGGTCAAAACTTGCTGGATAGCTTTGTGGAGGAACTAGCTATCAACTTACCAAAATTCATGGAGCAGACCAGCAAAGAGAAGGCTAAAACTCTGTTGCAGATTATCGGAGTAGGTCCGCAGTTGGTTGAACTGGAAATGCAGGAGAAAGCCAAATATGATGAACGTCACGCAATCGGTGTTATCGCTGACCAAAAGGAGAAGTTCGCTAAAGAACAGCCGTACTATCCAGATGCACCGAAAGAGCTAGTCTCTATCTCTGAACTTATCCAACAACAACAAGCTATCCTTGCTACGAACGGAGAGAATGCTCGCAAACGTCAGAATTTGGTATCTATCCAAAATCAACATGCTTCAGCAACTGCAGAGGTTGAACGATTAGAGCAATTGCTGGCCGATGCCAAAGAAAAAGAAAGTCAGTTAGCTCAAGACTTGGCTATCGC